AAAAACTGATCAAAATCCTGGCTTTCCAGCTCTTCTTGACTATTTATAGAATTTATATAAGAATCGAATAAAATATTGGCTTGTTCATTATTTAATCCAATCTTATAAGCTAATTCTCTAAAACCAGCAGTCGTTTCCGGTTCATAATCTCCAAGATTATATCCTTCATGATCTTCTGGTCTTCCTAAAGCATTATAGACTTCATCCATTGGTTGCCCTGCTTCTGGCAATCTAAGAAGCTGATCGGCAGGAACTCCCATCTTTTTAACAAGATGAGCATAAGATTTAGCCAGCTTATCTACAGAATCGAAATTCTGAAGAGAAGGTTCCTGAGACAGTTCATCAGGCAACATAGATGGACTGAAACTCAAATCTGGTGGTGTATTAATTTGTCCACCACTAATAATAGAAGTAGGACTTACGGCTTCTGATCCAGAATCGCCACTGGATTCATAAGTTGTCGGAGTCGCTGTCGCTTCCTCGCTCATAACTGTTTCTCATTCTTGCTTGAATTTTATCTATATCAAGCGTTACATAGTTTAATATTGCACATACAACTGATCTACGGCCTTCGTTATATGCGGTTTCGTAAGGATCACTACCATGTGTACTGGTAAAAAAATAATTCGATCTAAGCAAATCTTCAAGTATTTCCTTACCTATTTCACTGGAAAATACTTCTTTATAGTTTGCTCTACGTCTTTTTTCCCGTTTATTAAGCATTCCCTGCAATCACGGCAGAAGCTTGCGCCCTACTTCTTTCGGCATTAGCAGAAGTCTCATCTATTCCAGCTACCATTTGCCCTGCCTGTAATTGAGCCATCATAGCTTGTTGTAGTTGTTGAGCTTCCATTTCAGCTTTGAATAGAGCTTCATCTTTTACTACAGATGGTGGAGTTTTAAGAACTTCTGCTCCCAATTTAGCTATTCTGGAAATATCAAGTCTTTGCATAACAGTTGGATCTATTTGAGCCATAGGAGCAAGAAACTGGATAAGTTGCGATATGCTGTTTAATTCATATCCTCTCATTGCTATTGAAATGGGGTTCCTATATTCAATCTTGAATTCTTTCTGTTCCATTATGATTTCTGGAGGTTGTGGTAACATGTTATTTTCCAGCATAATATTTACAACCCTTCCAATCATAGGACCAAGTAATTCTATCTCCTGCCTTGATACAAGAGGACCAAGGATCTGCATCCTGTCTCTTTGCCTTGCCTGTATCTCTGTAGCAGTAAATCTAAGAACATCACCGTCTTGTGCGGTCGGCCCCGGCAATTCAACCAGATCAAGATAGAAAGCTTTGTTAATCGAGTCTCTAACCTGGTTCATTTTATTATCCGCATAATCCAGTCTTTGCATCATTGGAAGCGGAAATATACGCTCATCCCTGCCTAATCCGGTACGATAATAATTTAAACCGCCAGGAGTCGTTCTTACCGGATTAATGAAACCATCATCTGGAACCATCAATGGGGGATCTACCATTTTTTGCAAAGCTTTGAGATAAGTTTTTTCCATCTCATTAAGCATCTTAACATCAGCTAAAGCTTCTGCTCCAGGCCCTCTTCCATATGTTTCTAATGAATTCCTTTCCCATCTGCTACATATAAATGGGAATTCATTGAATCCACCAACATTTATAAGAGCCTTATCGTCTGGCATAAGATAAATACTTGTCCAGGGGAATCTCTTTTGAGGAGGTTCTTTAAAAGTAGCTGTAGGCTTTACCACATGACAACATGCAAATTTATCGTATATCTTATTAGATTCCTTGGCTTTCAATACTTTTTCAGGCAGGTTTTCTTCTCCGAAAGACTCAATCAATTCTTTTGCAGTGTGTTCGTATAATCTAAAGATAGTATCTATTCTTCCAGTGTCGTTTTTAGCTAGATAGCAATCATATAAAGGAAATGTCATGAAATACGGTCCTTCTCCTGGTATATCACGAACAAACATGACTCCAGTACCAAATGCACCAAGATCCAGAAAATACTCATGCATACTTGGGTGAAAATTATTGTTAGGTCTTGAAAATGCCCTCATTACAATTTTCGTAACTTCTTCAAGCCATAACTGAACTTCTTTTTCTTGATTTAATATATCCTTAACCAATTGCAATTCAAACCAATTCTGTGTACTTGGAGTAAGAAGGTTATGCATTGCAGAGCTAAATCTTGTCAATGCACGTTGCGGAGTAGAATCAAAGATCTTCTCTCTTTTTCTTTCACCAGCACTGCGAAGAGCTACAAAATCTCCACGATTTGGAGACATAAGATCTCCTACAGACTGCCACTGATCTTCCCAGTTTCTCCTACTATCTTTTAGAGAACTTAATTCTCTAGTTAGTAGTTCAAGTAAAGAAATATTTTCAACCATGAATTATACTATGTTTCTTGTAAGATAACTTTGCCTTCTTCCCTGACCAACTCTTTGCTTCTTTAATTTGGCACTAGTTCTTTTACCTATTCCACCACTTATACCAGGACCATCAGTGTCTTCTTCACCTAAACCACTTCCTGGGTATTGAGGTTGTCTTCCAGTAAGCATTCCCAAAACATCTCCAACACCAGAACCAACAGTACTAACTGCATCACTGGTATTTTTAAGTAAATCAAGAAATCCAGGATCATTCATAGTTCCCAATTCGGGAATATTTAAAGAAGGTAATTGCCCAGATATATTGGGAGTTGGAATATTAGATAAAGTAGGAGTATTTGGCATCCCTCCTAAAGTTCCTCCAATTTCTGGGGTTGTTGGCCTTGGTGCCCTACGAAGTATATTCTCAGTTTCTTTAGCTACATTACACATATTACCTTATTGCTGATATTGGTTTAAAAGTTTCTAGCCTATTATCAGGGTTTCCATAAAACTCATGTTCATAATCTTTTGTGCCGAAAGCACAGTCAATCCTTTTCTTTTCTACACCTACAGAAGCGTAGCGCAAACTCATAACAGCGTAACGTGTTGCAGACATAATATCATCACGCTCTTTTACTATTTTACCGTCTTTTCTATGGTACATACGCATTTCCGCAAACCAGTCACCCAGATGGTCAAATACTTTAAGCCTCCCTGACTGCATTCTTTGAAGCATATCCATAATTCCAGGCTCAACTGAATTACCACCATCAGGATTAGTAAAGTGGCTACCAAGCATATTGACACCAAGTTTACGATAAAACTTTGAAAGTGGTTCGCCAGATCCTTTATCATGTTGCATTCCATCATGCGGCCAGACACAAGGTATTTTTTCTCCTTTAGTTTTAATTGCATGAGCATGGATAACAGGAGTTTCTGAACGCACTGTATAAAGATCATATATATATGCAGTATCCGATTCACGATCCCACGAAACCCAGACGCAGACAAATGGATGATCCCATCCAAAGTCGATAGCACAAATTTTAGGCCAGAATTTTGGAAGTGGAAATGAAGGAACCTTGATAGAATCTTCATCCACCGGAAATACAAGTCCTGAACCAAGAACAGGAATCCCTTTTGAACGCATTTGTCTTTCATGCGGCGGAAGGGCCGCAAGTATTTCATTCTTTGCATTTTCACCTAGATGCGGCGCATCATCCCATGTCGCATGATATAACTGCTGTCCTGGTTTAAGATCATTCATAAATTGGGCAACCACGTTAGTCATTCCCTTTTCAGGAGTGAATGTCATATATATAAGACCTCTAGTCTTCAGTGTGGCTCTTAATCCTTGGGAATATATATCCTGTGGCGGCTCTTCATCCAGCCAGACTATATCTACGGCTTTACCCATCCATTGTTCTTTGCCTTGTTCGTAAGATTTGAACCATAGTCTGGAATTACGTCCTGATACATGTTTAACAATGACCATGCTAAGAGAATTGGGGATTCCAGGTTGTCTTTCCGTTTTTACGATCCTATTTTTAGGAATTATGCCTTTACCCCAATCTTCAGGATCTCCAGGTTCCCCTAATAACTCTGCTTGTATTATATCTCTGGTATTGGCAGTAGTCATTCCGGCACACCATACTTTTACTGGTCTATCAAATCTATGTCCTTTCCACCAGTCAGGATATTCTCCAAGTAGATGCAATGCCACTTCACATGCACCACAAAAGGTCTTTCCAACCTTATTTGCGGCCATGAGCAGTCTTTGCTGTGCAAAGTTATCATTAAAGTCCTTTGCATCATGGAATTCCTTCTGATATTGGTATGGCTCGTAAAAAGAGATGCGGTTAGTAGATTTTTGGGTTTCTATCTTGGATAGAATATCTACTGTACGTTCAAGAGTCATTAAAACAATTTTTTGATTCGTTTACCAGGAAGACCTTTAAGCATTTTTCGCTTAATATCTTTTCACTCATAGGAGTTTGATATGATCATTGATTCCAATCTTTCCACTAGTAAGGTTCTTGGTAGGGTTACTACCTCCTCTTGATGGACCACCTATAGGAATGCTACCAGTC